TAAAGTTAAAAGCTATGGAAGATTTGAAACACTAGAACAGGCTATAAAGGTACGAGATGCATTAATAGACTGTAATTGGGGCATATAGTGTTCATTGCCACTAAAGCAGCTGTAATTACTGAACGGTATACTTTGTATCTTTGCATCTATGACAGGAGTAATTATCTTATTGGGTATTGTAACGTTGTATGCTGTAGGCGTAAAGCTGTTGGGCTTGGACTTTAAAGTTCCAGATCCATTTGCCTGTGGGTATGACGAGACCTGTTATTGTAACAAAGCTGATAACTGTATAAAGAAGAAATAGATGAAGCTAAAGAAGTATGAAGGCGGAGGCAAGTACAAGATGTACAAGGACGGTGGTCCTGTGAAGCCTAAGAAGAAGATGTCTGACGAAGAGCTAGAGCGTGATGCTGATATGGCGAAGGAGCGTCTTGAAGAACTTGCAGAAGAGAAAGAGTACTTGAAGAAGCGTAAGGAAGCAGAACGTGCATACCGTATGGCCATCAAAGAAGGTGCTAGCGAAGAGCAAGCTACCAAGCTAGCAGAGAAGTACCTAGGTGGATTCAAAGACGGAGGCAAAGTAAAGCCTAAAAAAAAATTACATTAGTTGAGGATATTTTAGAAGAGGTTGACGTTGTATCTGAATTACCCAGAAAGGAAAGCGGAGCTATAGAAAAGCCTAGCCTATCAGATGCCGTTAAGTATTCCTTAGCTACAAAAACAACAGCTAAAGATTGGGAAAATAAGCAGCATCCCGCAATGAAAGCAACTAAGACCAGTCCTAATATGGGAAATCCACCCATTGAAGCTGTTCCTTTTGCTATGCCTGTAAAGGGTGTAAAGCAGCTGCCTAGAGTCTTAGATGCTTTGCTTGAGTTGTATGAATATGAGAGAGATAAAAAGTATAAGCACGGAGGAAAAATGAAAAAGTACTTGAAAGGCGGTCAAGTAAAGCTTGACGACAACAAGGACGGAAAGATTTCTGGTGAAGACTTCAAGATCCTCAAGGCGAAAAAGAAGTAATGAAGGCTAAGAAAAGCAAAACACACGAGATGGTTAAGGCCCCAGCCGGATTCCACTGGATGATGGAGAAGGGCCGCTACTATCTAATGGAGCACAAGGGTGAGTTTGTCCCGCACAAGGGGGCTAGCCTTGAGGCGAAGTTTCGTTTGAAAAAGGCGCATTAATCCTTACCTGTCCCTGCATCTTATTGTAGAACCTTGCTACAAAATTACGTCCTTTTTGTGACAAGGCGTAGCGGATACGGTAGTTCTCATTGAGCTCCTCACGGAACAGGTGGTCGTCCTTCTCGTGGTTGGGTGCATACCTGTTGAAGTGCTTGTACAGATAACCCTTAGCCAGCAGTGGATAGATCACGTGCTTGCTCAATCCCCATTTCTTGTTACCGTATTGGTCGGCAATCCAGTCTCTGGTCCAGAACTCTAGGTCATAGACGAAGATCATAAACCTCATCTGTGATTCGTTGACATCGTAGTTGGTGGACATATCACGCATCGTGGGGTGCCACAACTTTAGATAGTTGTCCTTGATCCACTTGTCGTCGATGTAGGAAAAGTCCCTGAACATCTTTTTCTTTGATACTCTACCCTTGGGCATAGCTGTTAAATTAAATTAGTATCTTTGTGCAAAGTTAACTAATTAAAACGGTATGGCTACATTAGCAGGTCAGAAGATCAAAGATAAGTACGGAAATTTACTACACGTAGAGGGTGGCGTGAACACCACAATCAAAGATGTAGAAGATGGTGGTGGCACAGCTACTGCACTGTCTGTGTCTACAACTAAGGTTCAGGTAGACGCATTGAAATTCTCTACTGCTCCGGCTACCGGTTCATCATCTACGGCACTGGCACTAGACTCTAACAACGATGTTGTGTTGGTGTCTATAGGTTCTGGTGGTGGAGCTACTTCTCTAGCAAACCTTACAGATGTATCACTACTCAACGTAACAAGCGGAGAGTTCCTTTACTATGATGGAAGCGACTGGATCAATCAAACAGGTTCTGAGCTTGGATTGCTTTATGGTCTTCAGAAGCACGACGATCCGTTTACCTTTGTTACCCCAAACACTAACGGAGTAATATTACTTGAGGCAGGTTCTGGTATGAGTATATCATACGACAATGCTACGAGCACTGCAACGTTTGCATCAACAGCTTCTGGATTTGAGGAGATGTTTATTGGAGCTGTAGATTCTGGCCCGACTGTAACGTCAATAGCATTAACTTCAGGAGTTTTAACAACTGTTCCTTACGTTGCGGTGAATAACACTAACGACGCTAGCAGCTTCCATTTTAAGATCGGTACAGCTCAGCTAGAATTAGATTCCGTAAATAGTGAATACATTAAAAATGTTTCTTCGTCATCTGTTCCTGTACACGTAGACATCACAGCATTTACAGAGACATCGTCAAACAATGCTAATATCACTTACACGTTACAGAAATATAATGGAACGTCTTGGAACAATATAAAATCAGTAACAAGATCAAAGGCTACTACTGGTAGCCACGCTGATTCTTTCTGGAGTATTTTTATGTTAGGTGCAAACGAGAGGTTTAGAATTCAAGTAACCACATCAACAGGTAATATTGCGCTAAGTCAAGATACGAGAGTTTCGTTTACAGTAAAAGAAGTAGGAAACTAATTTAATATGAAAGAAGAAATCAAAGATTGCTTGCTTGAGATTCAAGATCTCATACTTGCGATCAAAGAGACCGTGAAGAAACACGGCCTAGAAAAAGAATTCATTGGATCTATAGCTGTCGGCTTCATTGATCCGGATACTGCAAGCATTGACGACGATGGTGAGCCTATGGTAAATATGAGTTTGCTGTCAATGGTAGATGTTGAAGACGAGGACGAACTAGACGACCTCTTGTCTTATGTAGTTGAGATATATCGTGCAGAGGTAGAAGAAGAAAAAAAGAACAACACCTCAAGTATAGATTATTGGATTAACTTATCACGAAGAGACGGGGATGTAAACTAACCCTTCTTTTCCTTATACTTAAATTAAAATGATTAGAAAGATTATCATCGGGGTAAACCCCCTCAAGGCTATGGCTTATTACATTGGCCAGCGTGCAGGAGATAGTGTCGTTGATACTATCATCCTAGACGAAAAGCATATGCACAAATACGGACGCACAAGATACTTGATCTACATCAAGCACCCACACGATGGTGTGATGTTGTGGAAGTCTGTAGAAGATATGCCGGTACTTATTGAGTACGACTGCGAATTTTAATTCAACACATATGAAAGCAATCTACGATTTCTTCGTTAAGCTGCCTAAAGCTTTTAACGATGAGGTGCAGTTGGGTGATACCACCATCTACATTGACCCCAAGTGGAATGAGTTTGACAACCGAAAGATGGAGGCCGAGGTAGTAGCTGTCCCTGAGAAGTACGACACTGGCGTACAGGTAGGCGATACGTTATACTTCCACCACCACGTGTTGATCGCTGGTAACGGCGCTAGACAACGTGTAGACGGCGACATCTACTTTGTGCGCTACAACCCAAACAACAGTCAGGCAACACAGGCGTATGCCTACAAGTCTAAGGAGACTGGCGACGTGCACCTGCTCAGCGAGTGGATATTACTATTGCCTGAGGAGCAGCCTGAAGAGGAGGTTACAGCTAGTGGAATTATCACAGAACTCAAGAAGCCGGAGTACAACCAGTTTGGTTACGTGCTCTACGACTCACCTGTAGTGCAGGAGCTTGGTCTAAAGGCCGGCGACAAGGTGATGATTATGAAGCACGCCGACTACAAGATGAAGGTAGACGGGCAGGAAGTATACCGCACGCATATTGATCACATCTACGCAACAGGATTCTAATGGGACGCAAGAAACAGTTTAGCAGTGTAAGGGCTGGCGAAGAGCTGTTGGAAGCAATGGCAGAAGCTATCCGCAACATCACTGAAGAGATCAAGAGACCTATTGATACTGAGCAGTCGGGATCGGGTAGACGTGCGGAACTTAAGAGCATTAAGGAGTCGGCACTGGATGCAAAGGAGCTGATCACGGAGTATCAGAAACTTGAAACAATGATTAAGGAGCTCAAAGAAACAGGCGGCATCGAGGATGTGTCTGATTTCTCAGGAGGCTTCAGCGAAAAGTTTGCAAAAAGATAATATATGGCTGGGCTAAAAAGTGTAGAAGGATACGAGTTTGATGTTGTCAACATCTGTCCAGAAGGAACAGAGGGAGAGATCATTGAGATTGACGGTCTTAATATACAGCTGCCTGCCGTACCTGATCACAACAAGATACTGTACCACGACCTACCGAAAGAAGATCAGAAGTGGACACGTACAGACCTACCTACAGAGATCTCTAGGATCAGGTCTATGGACGAGTGGTATGATATGCCAAAGGAGTTTAAGAAGAAGTATGAGCCTTACATTGAGCGTGAGTTCCATCGCAGAAACAACGGCCTATGGTTCTATAATAATGGTGTAGCTACATATATTACAGGCAAGCATTATATGCTGCTGCAGTGGAGTAAGATAGATGCTAGCTTCTACGGGTACTACCTACAGTTCCAGAGAGACATCTTCTATCATATGGAGGCTTGTATCGTAGACCCACGATGTGCAGGACAGCTATATACTAAGTGTCGTCGTTCAGGATACACCAACGTTGCAGCGTCCGCTGTAGACGATGTTGGCACATCTACCTATGACGTTACTGTAGGCATTATGTCTAAGACCGGTAAGGACGCTCAGGAGAATATCTTTATGAAGAAGGTAGTAGGTATGTACAGACACTACCCATTCTTCTTCAAACCTATACAGGACGGTACTACCAACCCACGTACAGAGCTTGCGTTCCGTGAGCCGTCTAAGCGCATCACCAAGAACAACAAGACAGGAACCAAGGGAGAGGCCCTTAACACTATTATCAACTGGAGAAATACCACCTCTAACGCATATGATGGTGAGAAGCTAAAGCTGTTGTTTATTGACGAGGCCGGTAAGTTTGAAAGACCTGAAGACATCCTAGAGGTGTGGCGTATACAGCGTACCTGTTTGATGGTTGGTCGTAAGTTTGTAGGAAAGGCTTTGATTGGTTCTACAGTAAACCCATTGGATAAGGGTGGACGTAACTACCGTGACTTGTGGGATATGTCTGACCCTAGGGACCGAAACGCCAATGGTAGAACAAAGAGTATGCTGTACAGAATATTTGTACCGGCGTATGATGCACTAGAGGGATTCTTTGATATGTATGGCAACCCAGTGGTTGAGGATCCGGAAGAGCCAGTGATGGGCATTGACGGTGAAGTAATTACAATGGGGGCACGCACATATCTGAAGAATGAGCGTAAGGCACTGTCAAATAATAGCAACGAGCTTAACGAGGTGATCCGACAGTTTCCCTTTACAGCTGAAGAAGCGTTCCGTGATTCTACTAAGGCGAGTCTATTCAATATCGGTAAGATCTACGAGCAGATAGAGCACAACCAAGAGCTGTTCCCAAACCCCGTAGTCACAGGAAACTTTATATGGAAAAACGGTAAACAAGACACTGAGGTGGTATTCCGTCCAGACCCTGACGGCAGGTTTAAAGTGGCGTGGCTACCCCCAACGGAATTACGCAACAAGGTCCTTACAGAGAACGGTAAGAAGGTACCGGGAAATAAACTCTTAGGGTGTGGTGGTGTCGATAGCTATGACCTTGACGCTACGGTAGATGGTCGTGGATCTAAGGGTGCGTACCACTTATATAACAAGTTCAGTATGGAACATCCTTCCAATATGTTTGTGCTGGAGTATGCCAGCCGTCCACCACTAGCGAGGATCTTCTATGAGGATGTGCTTATGGCAGCTGTGTACTACGGATACGAGATTCTTATAGAGAACAACAAGTATGGTATCGCTAGATACTTTGAGAACAGAGGATATGACGGTTATTTGATGGAGCGCCCTGAGCATCTAAAGTCAACAGCTAAGGTAGCTGTCAAGACTAAAGGTATACCCTCTAACTCGCAGGATGTTATACAAGCCCACGCACAATCTATCGAGGCGTACATCCACGAACACATTGGCCTAAGCGAAAGCGGAGACTATGGACGTATGTACTTTGAAAGGACGCTAGAAGATTGGATTAATTTCAAGATCGACAACCGTACCGCATATGACCTTACGATATCTTCAGGGCTTGCTTTGCTAGCTGCTCAGCGTGTAGTTAAAGAAAAGAAAAAGACTGACTTCTCTAACAAGCAGTTCTTCAGGAAGTTGAAACCGATTGTACGTTAATAATTGTTATCTTTGCAGTTGATAACGATTCAGCGAAACGATGAATAAAAATAATAAAGGCGGTTTCCCTAACCCGCTGGCAGACGTAACTTCAAAGGTAGATCCTCAATACGGACTGCAATATGCGAAGGCTATGCTAGCTCAATGGGGAGGCTTAGACAACCAGAATAGCGTATACGGAAAGCGCTATAAAGAATTTGAGCGTGCACGTGCATACGCTGCTGGTACACAAGACACTTCCATCTACAAGCAGATCTTAAACAGCTTGGACCCTAACAACGGAGATGGTACGTTAATGTCTTTAGACTGGACTCCGGTTCCTATTATTCCTAAGTTTGCAAAGATCGTTGTCAACAAGATCATCTCTTCTTATCGCTACCCACAGATTGAAGCTGTGGATCCGTTATCACAAAGCGAGAAAGATCTAAAGAAAAGAAAGATTGCATCCCGTATCGAGAACAAGGATAAGTTTAAGGAGGCTAAGGAGGCAGGTCTAAAGGTAGACATCGACCCAGACAAGCTACCTGAAACGCCAGAGGAAGCAGAGATCTTCTTAGAGACTAACGTAAAGACCGATGCGGAAGTAGCAGCACAGCTGGGAACGCAAAT